CCCAGCCGCAGCCGTAGCCGAGGAAGCAGCTTCGCCAGCTTTAGTTGTTGCTATACCAGCTTGGGTTGTCGCTGTTGAGGCAGAGGTGGAAGCGTTAGTTTCTGAAGTTGCCGCTGCATTTTTAGAAGCCAAAGCAGCCGAAGCACTTGAAGCACTTTCACCAGCTTTAGTCGTCGCTATACCAGCTTGAGTAGTAGCTGTAGCTGCTTGAGTTGTTGCTATACCAGCTTGTGTAGTAGCTGTAGCTGCGTTAGTGTCTGCAAGCAATACTTCAGCCATATTTGTTGAAACATCATTAACCGCTGCAATATTAGTCGCAGTTGTATTTACGTTTGCAATAGAACCAGCTACAGTATTTACATTTGTAATTGAACCAGCAACTGTAGTTACGTTGGCATCATTACCAGCAACTGTATTAATATTAGTAGTATTACCAGCAACTGTAGTTACGTTTCCAGCAATACCAGCAACTGTAGTTACGTTACCGGAAATACCAGCGACTGTGGTTATATCAGCATCATTACCAGCAACTGTATTAATATTAGTAGTATTACCAGCAACTGTGTTTACATTGGTAATATTACTACCAACAATATTAACATTATTAATGCTGGTGGCTACTAAATCCATATTAGATGTAATTGCTAGCTGTCCAATAGCTTCTTCAGATTGTACAACAAGCACATCTAAGACGCTACCAGCAGGTACATCAGCTACGCTAATAAACACAATAGAGTTATTAACAATATCATATTTAGCGCGGTCATTAACAATTACGTTGTCAACTTCTAGTCGGCAGTAGTTATCACCTTTAATCGCGGATGGGATAGGAAAAACTCTAAGTGATCCATCAAGATTAAAGGAATGACGTGAGGGGGTTTCCATAATAATTCCTTATTTCATTTCACGGGAAGTTGTTGAGAATAAACCTTCAACAACAACGGAAGTTATAGTAAAGTCATCCGCAGATGAATCTTTAATTGTGATTACTGCGTTGCCTACTTTGGAAGCCACATTTAAGTTTAAATCTCTCATGGAGCTTGTATGTGATTTTTGGTAGGTTGTGTTGTAATCTTTGCGATAAAGCTCTGCGTCAAAATTACCTTCACCTTCGATGATAACTTGTTTAATGAGCATTTTGTTTAGTGGTGTTCTAACAGCACCTAGCTGCGGGTAGTAATCTGGTAAAGTTACTCTAGCTTCATATGAATACGAATCAATAACAGTGTCATCAGATGACGACTTATCCACGTTTTGATTTTGTACGTTATAGTCAAGCTGTAGTTCGTGCATTCTAAAGTCTGTTGCTGTCTTACAAGCAATAGTTACAAAAGAATCAATTACGTTATACTGGTAGCTGGATGCTGTAGTTGTTAGCCCATTTAGTATTTGCCATGTGTTCCAAGAAGATTGAATACGTTTTTCACCATCCTCTTTATAGTTGTATAGATAAACTAGATTACTATCTGTGCAGCATAGAACATAACCAAGAACACCATTAACAACCAAAGATTTAACAGGTTGTGTCATATAGGTTGGTGTACTAATATTTAGGTCAATACCTTTAACTGATAGTGTGTCTGTTTTAATATACTCACGTAGCTGTTGTCTGTTGTCTGTAGTTGAAATAAAGTAAAGACTATCGTTAACTACTACAGGTTCTACTCCAATAGCCATTGGATAGTTACTAGCGTTGCTCAAAGATACTGTGTTAGGCCCAAATGCCCCTTGGTTAATCAGTTCGTATTGAGCATACTTTGTAAAGATATACAAAGAGTTGTTAAATGGTTTAACGTAGTAAATCTTACTGGCTTGGTTAGTAGCTACTGTAATGTCGATCATATCTGAGTCGAGTAGATCAATAGCACTTGTTATGTAAAAGTTTGTATAGCTGGCTGTTTCTGAAAGAACAACGCTGTCTTGTGATGCAATTCCTAGACGGTTCTTATAAAAGAATAAGTCTTGAACAGTACTTGTAATACCTTCGGGAGTAGGTGCAAAAGAAGGATCAGGGTTGTTGTCTAGATTACCAACGCGAGGCACTGCCCAATCAATTAGATCAGCTTTAAAAGTAGCTACACCAGCAACAAGGCTAATGCGGTCAATCTTAATAGGCATATTAGTAAGCTGGCCACGATCCGCTTTAGGGTCTAAACATTCTTCCCAAGAGGACTCAGCCCACTTAACAAAGTAAGAGTTTAAACTTGCTTGGTCTTGACCTTTAATCTCTACATACACATCATCAAACGGCATGTCTTTAGGTAAGTCTGTAATCTTGTTTACAGCACCTTTCCAGCTTTCGGAAGCTTGGTTGCCCCATGAGTCCCATGTACTAAATGTAAAGTCAGCGTTGTCAGCACGTGTTATTTTAAGAATCGAGCCAATAACAGTAGCTGTAAAACCAGCAACACCATTAATAATAGTTTGTAGATAGTTGGCAGCAAAATCAGAGTTTTCAAAACCAGTAGCAGGATCGTCGGTAGCACCACTAGGTTTGTTAGGATTACATTCATAAGCAACACCATTAAGATATACTGCGTAGTTGTACGGGTTATACCGATCACCACTACCGCGCTTTAACCAATAGAAAGCTGCTTTATCGTAGTCTAGGCTTAAAGGTGCTGTAGCAGTGTAGTCTATACCTACAACAGCATTCTTTGAGAATACCCAAGTTCTATCTTGTACTGTAAGTCCTTTTAAAGCACCATTCAGCAGATAGTTTTTAACAGTTGTTTCTGTCGCAGCGTCATAGACCACATTCATCTCTTCACCATCTCGGTGAAAAACATGTAGAGGGTGAGCAGCAACATTAGAAATCATAAAGATATATTCTTCGTTGTCTTCGCCACGGTCATACGTGTGAAAGATTTCTGCTGTTTCCATCTCTGGGTTAGCTGCATAAGTAAGAGTTTTAGTGTGAGTGACGGGAGGGCGTTTAGTTAGACCAACTACTAGGTCAGGCACACAGTTACGCATTTCTTTACATTGGCTGTCCAAAGTAAGTTCTGGGCTTTGCTGTGTAACGCCATTGAAAAACGCTGGATAAACTTTGTTAATCTTAGGCATTTACTGCTCCTAAATGACTGGTGTGGGATTAGTACCGCGATCAATAAGGCGATTACCACGCACTAAGTTAAACTTAGATTGTTTCAGATGTTCGCGTTCTAACTTAACACGCTGTAGATTGATCTTGTTTTCCAACTCACGCTGTGTGGTCTCATCACCATTCAAGTAGACATGAAGGTGCTTAGAGGCTACAAGCACAACGTAGGTGCGGAAGATGTCTGGGATGTTGTCGAAAGCAATCTCAAGGCGTGTTACTAGCTCAACTGCTTCTGTAAAGACACTACTCATAGTTTCTTTGGTGTACAGATCACCGCCTTCTTTAAAATACTCAATGTTCTCAAAAGCCACTACGTTGTTTGGTAATGTAATACGACCATCTAGGTCAGGTACAAAGCTAATAGTAAAAGTATTGAACCAGAATTTATTTTCTTGTTCTTCACGTAGAGTTTCTGCCAAAATGGTACGGGCTTGTACAGCTTCGTGACCTTCTGGTAAACTGTCAATAGTAACATCTGAAGGAATAGGAAGCTCTCCAATATATCGGAGCATCCTGTTAATTGCATCAATTTCTGTCATTTAATAATTCCTTATCTATCTATAGGGATACCCATGCCTAAACGTATTCCTATACATAGACAGAACGCCCCCTCCGAAGAGGGGACGCCCTATGGGTAGTTTAGACGACTGTGCCGCCTGTGATTACGCAAGAACATGCTGGCTTCAAGACGCCCATACCATATGAGTAGTATGTTGTCATCAAAGTAGCAAGTTGCTCTGGCATGTAGTTAACTTCAGATGTAACATCCATAAGTTTCGCTACAGCTACAGCTTCAGAAGTGAAGATCATAGCTTTCAGTTTTTTGTTAGTCCCGCCTACATCCACAGTAGAGTCTGTGTTTGTATAGTTAGACTTGTAGATACGGATGCCAGCGACTTCCATAACTGTACCTTTGTTGATACCACCGTTGTCACCAGAAGTAATGTCTTTGTTGACCGCATCAGATTGGGCCAAGTAAGAGAATACTTTTGGAGATACAACGAGATACTTCTCGCCAGATACGTCTTTTTCTTCCATAGCTGCTACAGCTTCGAAGACTGCTTCAATCAAAGCATCGCCTTTAGCTTTAGGAGTAGCACCAGAGTCGAGTACATCGTTGTTTACTTCAGTACCGTCACCTTGTACAGCAGAGCCGCCAATTGTGCCAGATGTTTGTGAAGCAGTTACGAGCAATGCAGCAACGGCTTTGTCAATCTTGACAGCCAAAGCTTCACCAGCTTGTTTAGCCAACTCACCGCGTGTTTCAAAGTGAAGAACTTTTTCTTCAAACTTATCTACTGCAAGTGCGTAGTACTCAAGTGCATCAATGTTAATGATACGCTCACGTACTGGAATCGCGCTCATAGTAAGCTCGGTTCCTGGGACGTGTGTGTTGGTGTCAGCATCGCCAGATTGGCCGATTACTGGAATGGAAATAGAAGAACCACTGTCAATTGATTTTGTAGTTACAAGATCAAGGAACAACTGCTTACGGTCAAATGCAGTCAAGACTGAGCCGTAATAGATTTGCAGTGCGTTGTCCATATCGGTTGGTAGACCACGTGGTGATGTGGAGTTGTTACCAATGTTATTTACTGTTAGTGCCATTTTATTATACCTTAAATGTTTGATTTAGTTTGTAGTATGTAATCAGTGCTTTTTTTATTAGTTATCTTTAAGTTATCCACTACGTCAGAAC